CGAAGTTTATTCCCCTGCTTAAACAAAATAGACTGATTAATAGTCGAAAAATTTTTAAGAAGTGAAAGAGTTGATTCAGAAAGTTTCATAACCACGGGTAGTTGTTTCTTTTAATTGCCCACTGAAATGATAAAGTAGGAGTGAATAATGTAATGCTTTTAGTATATCACGTTTTGCTTGTCCCTTCTTGTCGTAACGACTTAGATACTTGATTGCGTTAGAACGACAGAATGATTCCGCATCTCCTACAGACTCAATAAGATCAAGTGTTTGGACGTTGTTTTCTTTAGAAGTATAATGTCCACCATAAGTTGTAGAAATATAATCCTGAAGAGCTTTGATAGCTTCATCTTCTTTATATTTTCTAGTACAATCTTTTTGTATTCCAGGTGTTGGTGTATCAAAACTGATCGTATCATCACTATATGCTGATGTTACATTAATTCCCTCAATTCCAGAAAAATCTAGATTAAGAGTATCAACATAAGCAGTATTTCCTATTCCCGAATCAACATAATGAGCAATTGAATCATCATTGTCAGCAAATGTACTGAATGGTAATGGTGCATCATCAAAATTGATAGTATCACCACCAGTTATAGTAATAGGTTGATCATCAATATCATCGTAGGGTATATATCCTTTTTCAGTGTTTATACCCCCATCAGGATCAGGAACATTGTAAATTGCAGTGTTCCCAATTCCTGTATTAATTTCTATCTTATCATCAGTCATAACATCCTCCTTAATTGGGTAGGTCGTGTCCATAGTACCATTCAGTTCCTCATACATTAAGCTCCATGCATTAATCATACCTTAGTTCTCCTGATTTGGCAACTCAAATTCATTATCCACCTTATCATATAGTTCTAAGAATGCTTGCTTAGTTTCATCATCAAATCTGTTTACACAAACTTGGATAGACTTTGCTTTATCATTAAAGATAGAGAAAGCACGAACTATATGAACTAACCTACGAGTACTGATAATCTCTTCAATACCACCATCATAGAATGTTTTACGGATGATGTCACCCCAATCTACAAGTCTATTGAGGAAATTAATATCTGTTACTCCTAATTGAGCAGCAATACCACCAAGAATCTTCTGCTCTATTTTAGGTGAAGGATAATCCTGTTCATAAGTTACAGGGAATCTCTCAAGGAATGCTTCATTAAGTACATTAGTACCAATAAACCTACCGTCGTCGGATCCTTTACCCTTAGTGTTAGCAGTAGCAACTACGTTAAATCCTTTTGTAGGATTAACAAACTTACCAATCTTCTTTAGAAACAGACCTTTCCCTTCAAGGACGGGTTGGAGACAGAGGATCTTGTTTGAAGCCAAGTCAATTTCGTCGAGTAACAAGACTGCACCCCTTTCGAGTGCTTCCACGACAGGTCCGTTATGCCAAACTGTTGCCCCATCAACAAGGCGAAACCCACCAATAAGATCATCTTCATCAGTTTCAATAGTAATGTTTACACGAATAAGTTCTCTACCCAACTGAGCACAAGCTTGCTCTACACTAAAGGTCTTACCATTACCTGATAGACCAGTGATGAAAGTAGGATAGAATTGTTTTGTTTGTAAGATCTTTTTAATATCAGTAAAAGGACCAAACTTGACAAAGGTATCATCCTTTTCAGGAACTAAATTTTGCTGAACATGAGGTACGACAGAAGGAGCACTGAAAGACTTCTCAATATTCTCTACTGCCTTTACAGTAACTTCTAGATTCCACTTACCCCTTCCAACATTAAAGTCTTTAAGTTTTTTAGTGACGGTTTGATACGCAATGTCATTAGCAGCACAGAATCCACGAACGTCTGGTGCAGTGAACTCTTTACCATATGTGCTTCTCAAACCTTCAATAATTTCTTCACGAGTCATTTTAATCTCAAAAGTCATGATGTAATTTGTTTTCGATATACCTATCATACACGAAAAAGGGGTCATATAGACCCCCAATGGACACTTATTTTATTGGTTGTACTTTTTTATACTCTCTTCCCATTCCTTCATAGATGATGAACAATCAGGTGGCTCAGGTTCTTTATAACCCTTCATCTTCTTCCACTTGTTATGCAATGCACCCATCATCCACGACTGAGAAAGACTCTTGGGACCATTCTCAAGAAGATCTAGTTCATACCTGCTAGAGGTATAACCTTTATACTCTTCTCTCCAATTGGAATCATCATAAAGTTTGTTTGTCATTATCCGTAAGTAAAGGTTTTGTTTTTAATTTTAGTATCACCATCTGATGATGATCTACCAGGTTTCATTGTCCCTGCTGTAAATCTCTTAACATTTTTACCTGCTGATTTACCGAGTCCACCTTTTCTAGTTGCTGCTACTGTACCAGTTTTTTTCTTTTGTGTCAAGACCGCATCCTGACCATACTTCTTACTTAATTTTTTCATCGTATCACTAAACTTCCTCTTACCCTTTTTACCAGAAGTAACTACATGACTTCTCTCTTTAACCTTAGTTTCTTTACCAGTCTTATCATCTTTCTCAGTCCATCTTCCAGTTACCTTAGTAGCACCAGGAAGACCAGCACCCCTAATATCCCTATCTAATTGCTTTGCTCTTGCCTTATTTTCTTTCTTTGATTTGTCAGCTCGACTTCCAGAGATGATTGCCATCCCTCCTTTATCAGACTTAGATTTAATTCTACTTAAACTGCTCTCATCTAATTGAGAACAAAATTCTTTAAAGGTCTTCATATCTTAAGACAATTCCTAAATTTATTTATTCTACTTCTTGCTCTACTCTAGATTTATAGTACTCCAATTTTCTACGAAGAAACAGAACTTCTTTCTGAAGCTCTGCGTTCTCCTCTTCTAAAACCTCTATATGGTCTTGGTAAATGATTACGCTCATGTGATTATTTAATCATTTAATGTTTGCTTAATACGTTTTTCCTTCCAATCTCTATACATTCTACCATACACCATACCCTCATTTGACTTGATAGGATCTCCTTTAAGAAGTTCTTTTTCTCTAATAGAAAGACTTATATCCATTGCAAGATACTGTTCTTCCCAATTAGGAATATCTTTTATATAATCTTTATTCATTATATTTTCTCCCAAGTACGAGGTGCAACTCTCTTAACAACACCATCTAACTCCAGTCTTTTCATTCCATATTCTACTTGTGTAGTACCTTTAGAATGTAGAGGACGACTCTCATAATTTTCATAAAATAACTGAATATCTCTTTCCCCTATAACCGACTGAACCTTTAAAGATAATGTTCTTGCCTTAAAGATAGTTCCAATAGGACTACTATCAACAATAAGTTTTGCAATACCTTTAATCCTAACAGTTGCTCCTCTTTCAATAGTTTGATTAATCATTTAGATTTCCTCATAGGTACATCAATAGTCCATGATGATGATTCCAACTTCACCATCTCAAAATTTTCTTTAAAATATTTCTCTCTTGCCTTCTTCTCTTTCTCAAATGTAGCAGCAGGTTCATCACCAGCAGTAGATCCATACTGAGGAATCTGGAATCCAAAAGATTGACACTCTTCTGAATCACTTAAATCAATATTACACTCCTCAGCATAATCCCAGATAGCAGTATCTACCTGACTAAAGAGTGAATCAAAAGTCATTCTCCTTCTCAAATCATTTGCAATATTATCCACATGTTGATCATCTAAATCAACTCCACATGGTCTTGCTCTGACCAATTTATTAAGATCAATAACGATCTTACAGTCGTTGTAAATTGCCATAATTAAGCCACCAATGAGATAAATTCACCAAGAACCTTTTTATTAAGTTTCTTGGTCTTAAGGGATTTTACAAATGCTCTTTTGATTTGGGCTTTGGTTGCAGAATCATCAACATCAAACTCAGAATCTTGAGATAGTGCTGAAGAACTTAATCCAAAGTAAGCATCGTACCCAGAGTTTTTAATATTAAAACTCTTATTTTTCCTCCAATCATTTATTATTGTATCATACTCTTTACTATTATCATACCCATAATGAGCATTATGGTAATAAAGTCTTATAAAACTCTTAGCATCTCTAGAGGCAAGAACACGTATACCAATAAAATTAGTTGATGGAAACTTGTCTTTTAGATTTCTAATAAGAGCATCAGTAAACTCATGATAACCCCATCCAAGTCTATAAGTTCTACCTAACTTACGATCTCTAAGGAAACATCTGTCACCATGAGATCTATTTCTTCCCATATAAAGATCATCTTCCCAAGAACGTTTAACTTGTGTATTGTGAGAAAGTTGATGTGCTTCACCATCAGTTAATACAATACATTGAGTTTTCTCTACACCATTTTCCTTTTGGAATTTAGGAAGAATCTGATGTAATGAAACAAGTGATTCATTTAAAGGAGTTCCAGAAAGAGACAAACGAGGTGGATAACGATAAAAAACTTGATGACCATGAGAAGCTGTAAAACTCTCAGCAATTCTCCAAATGTTTATCATCTGTTGCTCTAAGGTTTTTCCATTCACTTTACTGCTGAGAAGATTCATTAAATTAAAATCTGCATCAACTACAAGAGAACCTTCTTTTTCTTCATAAGGTAATTTCGGTTCTGTATTCTCATACTCACAGTCAGAATAATTATATCTTCTACCACTCCACTCATTAGTAAAAGCATAAACCTCAAATGGAATCTGCACTTTTCTACAGAACCAGATTAGATTATAAAGTTGCTTAAGAGTATCCTGAAGAACATATTGCATAGATCCAGACCAGTCTAATATGAAAACCAATCCATGATTCTTACCATCAGCAAGTGTAGTTACTTTCTTAAATAGATCCTCATTATATCTGTAAGAATGAAGTTGTGATGTATCTAAAACACCAGTGCGACTAGTAGTGGCACGAGCATAACTAGATGCTGCCTTCTTACACTCAAACTCTTTTACTAAATAACTAACTTCTTTCTGTGCTTCTTTCTTAAATTTTCTATACTCTAAATCAACATTACCAAATAAAGTTTCTGGATACCAATTACTATTATTTCCATATCTTTCTTCTGCTCCTTCCTTTGCTTTACTAAATTCAACTTCACTCACATCCCAGAATTTTTGGATATCATCATGCACTTCTTTATTAGAAGCAATTACAGTATCTAAATTAACTTCAGGAACTTCTACATATACATTCTCTACACCATTAGTATTAACAAGATCTTTCAGTTTACTATCCAATGAATCAAGTGTATGTACATCTAGATCATCTATAGTAGAGCCAGGATTAACCATCCTATCATCGCTAAGAGTACTATCGCTCCTATCTTCCAAAGGAGAACTAGCATCAGTGTCAGGAACGGTAGGATCAAGATCAGTAGGGACGCTAGTGCTGCTATCCCCAGAATCGTCACTATCGTTTTCAAAATCCAACTTAGCTTGTTCGGTGTTTTCCAAAAACTCTTGCTGTTTCTCCTGCTCTTGCTTGCAGTAATTATATAACGCTTCTGCTGCTGCGATGGTGTCAGTAAACGTTTCGGCATTTTGTATTAAAGAGATAATCTCCTTCTCAGGAGCTGAAAAAGGTATATCAAGGAACGAACCAATCTTAAAATATAGATTAGCCCGATCAGCAAGATTAAAATTATCAATATCTTCATCTTCTAAATCAAAGAAATCCTGATCATGTAACTCATTATATCCGTGATAGAAACTTTTGGCAAGACCCATGTACTTGCGTTTCATTAATTTCTCAATTCTAGCATCCTCAACCACATTCATAAACTGATGAGGAATATTCTCTGGAGGATCTTCATTGGGGG